TCGCGAGTGGCAGGCGTGCCGCCGAGCCAGCGCTGAGCTGCTTTGTACACTTCGGTGGTATCGTCGAAGTCGGTAGCCAGCTCGGTCAGCCCGGAATAGGTGCGATAGGTATCCGGCGCAAACCCGACAGGGAGCGCAGTTTGTGGGGCGAACAGCATGGCGCTGGCAAAGTTCGCATTGCCCAGGCCCGCCGGGCTGATCCGGGCATTGATCCGGATGATGTTGGTAGCTGGATAGCTCACTGTGCTAGCTCCAAGTGGTTATGTGGGGTCGAATTCCACGGTAAAGGTGTCGAGCACCCGGGCCTTCTCGTCCTGAAGCGCCACTTCGACGCTCAGGATGTTGTTGATTTCGGATAGGCTGATGGCTTCGTACATCAGGCGCAGCGTGATCTGCGCCCGCTGTTCGAAGTTGGCCGACTGCAGGCTGGTGAGGTTGTTCACTGCGTCGGTGCTATTCCAGCCGATCTTGGACTTGAACAGCATCATGCTGATGTCGGGTCGCTTGTTGGCCTGCTTCAGGCGCTCTGCGTACATCAGCGCCTCGCCGCGGTAGAAATTGATGCTGGCCAAACACATGATCTGCGCCCGAACCTCGTACTCAACCAGGTCGCCGGGGATGTCGCGCGATGTGACGTTGGCCTGTCCGCGCTCACTGACCGATTGTCTTGGTGTGATCGTTGCATAGGCGCCCTTTGGTGCCGGCATGCTGCCCGGTCCGGCCTGATCGGCGAGCAGGCACTCAGGCACGCCGGTCGCAAGCATCACTATTGGGCGCAGCTTCTTGAACAGCTCTTCGTTGGTCATGCTGGGCCGCCCGACTGATCGTCAATACGCGTGACAATGACCTTGCAGTAGTTCCGCCAGTAGCGGTTGTCGACCTTGACGGCCTTCCACTGCTGACCCAGGAACGCCCAGGTTCCGGTCTGGTCGATCAGTTGCATATCGCCTTCGTTGATGTAGATGCGCCGGACATCAACGATCCGCTCACCAGCGCGCTGGACGAAGTCAATCTCTCGGTCGTTCGCTGTTTGGATGTTAACGGTGTACGGGGCGGCGCTTGGCGCGCCAGGCGTCCAGATTCCATCGATCCAGTCACCACTGGTGTCAACCGTTCGGCTCGCGGGGACGCTTTCAAATACGCCATCGATCTGACCCTCCATATTCAGGCTCATTCGAGACCCTCGGTAGCCGGCCCGATCGAGACCTGATGAGTGACTGATTGGCGCATTGCACCAGTATCAATCAGTGGGTTGGCGCTCCCCTTTTTGCGAATTGTCGAGGCGGCATTCGGAGGCGACTTCAATTCGGTCATGTAGACCTTCACCTCGGCCGCAGCCACCACCCCTATCGCTCCTAGGACCTGATCCATGGATCGACCTGCAGCAACACCAGTCTCAATCGCCTCCAAGATCTTCGGCGTGGCCTGAGCTACTCCAGGCTCAAGCCATGGCCTGGCAGGGATATTGATGTTGTGGGGCTTCGTTACGCCGAGTTCCATGTATCCGCTGCCAGTCCTCAGGAAACGCACTTCATCCCGATCTGCGGCCGCCTTGCTGGCGTAGCCGTAAGACGTCCCGCCAGGATGTTTGATATCGGCGCCGAGCTCATGGATAGCGCCAAGGCTTGCCATGGTCAGGTCGCCCGACTCGACATCTCCTGCCTCTTCATGGATGCCGACCGTGACAACCCTGTCCGATCGCAACGCGCTCAACTCCTTCTCGAGCTCGGCCTGCAGCTCCTGAAAACCCTGTATTTCGAGAGTGATCATCTAAACCGCCTTGGCACCCATCCCGGCGCGCTTCTTGAGCCTGTAGAACTGCTGACCGTAGTTCGTGTACGTCAGCCAGTCGGTGCCCGCATCCATCATCTGTGGAACGCGATAGCTGATAGACTCGTCGCCAACGGACTTCTCGGCTACGTTGAGGCGAGCTTCCGAGTTCGGTGTTCCGTTGGCGCCGAGCGTGGCAAAGTTGGTTGCGAGCCAGTGCGCGGCGTAATACTTCATGCCGCGCCATTTGAAGTTGCAGCAGGTGAGCTCAAGTGCGCCCCATCGGGACGAGCCCGTCTCGGTATCGGCCTCGCACAGGGCATCGGAGACCATGGCGTCAGGCCATTTAACCGGGTCGATGAACGCCTTCATCAGCGGGTCCTCGCGAAAGGCCGCGATCATTTCCGGAGTGATTTGCATGCGCTCACCTTGAATGATTGGGCGCATGGCGCCCTGGTATTACGCCGAGACCTTGGCGATCTCTTCGCGCAGCTTTGCTTCCTTCCAGCGCTTGTCGACCTTGATACCAAGGGCTTCGGCTTCGGCACGCAGGACCTCGATATCGTCGCCGCCTTCTTCGCTTTCATCGTCATTGAGCTCGTCGGCACCGACTCGACGCAAGTCGCCGATATCGAGCAGCGCCTTGACGAAGTCAATCTTGGCGAGCTCGTCCGGAACCTCTACAGAAGGGTTTTCGCCCGGTAGGATCTGGTAGCTGATCAGTTCGCCATTGGCCTTATGCTTGATGGTGATCAGTCGTGCAGCTTCGTTCTTCAGGTGCATGGCATTTCCTCGTCTGGCTGTCCCGGCCGCCACCCTGGGTAGGGCTTGGCGGCCAGGCGAAGGGTTACACGTGGTCGCGGTACGCGCCGGAGAATGGATAGCGGAACTCGACGCCGCTGATCTTGTACTCGCATGGCACGCGAACGCTCAGGTTCCACATCTGCGGAGCCAGGGAACGCCATGGGATCGGCACCTGCATACCCAGGTTCTCGTCGTTCAGCTCGTAAGCCATCATGCGGTCCTTGTTGCCGTTGGACACGCCGTTGGCCGCGAGCTGGGCGGCGGACAGCTGCAGTCGCTGTTCGACGCGCAGCGGCTGACCGGTCAAGCCGGTGTAGACGTTGTTTTCCTTCAGGTACTGCAGAACTGTGGTGTTCGGCAGCTCCTTCGACATCGGCATGCTGTTGATGCGACGCCAGCGCGCCGAGTCCAGCACCAGGACGTTCGGTACGTGAACGGTGGCCGAGTTCGTCCAGACATCTCCCAGGAAGTCATCGACGTCCTCGACGATCTGCATGCCGGTGGTGGCAGGGTCGAACCAGTTCAACGTGGAGTTCGACAGAGCCAGGTTCGGGTTGTTGAACGCGCCGGTCATGCCGCGCGTGGCGTCGCCGAAGTACGCAATGCGCTGGGTGTGCTCCTGAGCACCACGGAAGGCCGCGCGGGCCTTGGTGGTGTCCAGGGGGATGCGCAGCTGCTGTGACTTGCGCAGCTCATCCAGGCTGTAGTCGTACATGTTGCCGGCGTAGCCGATCGGCACCGACGACTTGTTGGCCGACAGGGCCACGTTCGGCAGGTCATCGGCGCTGGAACCGATGAATTTGCCGATGGTGACGGCGTCGTAGCTGATGTAGTCCCAGCTGTCGGCCCATTCCGGCAACTCGGTGTGGACCGGAATCAGTTCGGCGTAGTTGATGGCCGCATACTTTGCCTCATAGACACGAGATTCCAGGCTGGCCAGCTGACTGATGTAGAACGCCAGGCCGTCGTCGACGGTAGGCAGGCCATCATGGAACGCGACCTGCTCGATGTCGCGACCTACCTGGTACGCGATGGCGGCGTCGATGGCTACGACGAGTTTCTTGAGCTTCATAATCGATTAGCCCCCGACTTTCAGAGAGATTTTCGCCAGGGCGCCGGCCGATGCCGAGCTGACCCATTTGGCGTTGGGGATCAGTACTGCCAGAGTTGCGGCTGCTCCGATCACGTTGGAGAACTGGCCCTGGTTGGTACCGGTGCCGTCTCCGACGACCAGGTAAACCGGGTCATCCTTGGCGACAGCCACGCGAGCCGTAACCCAGATGGGCGCCATTGTCTCGACGGTCATGTCGCGCTTGGCGAGAGCGCCGAAGGTGTCGGTCGAGGTGTACGCGCGGTTCAGCTCGCGCCGAACGACGCCGATGAACTGTGCAGCGGTCGAGGCAGCGACGGGCAGCTTGGCGCCGTCGTCACCATCGGTCACGACACCCAGGCCATAAGCGATGTTGACGGTGCCCTTGTTGACCTTGGAGACACCGTTGGACACTTCGCCGTCAGCGACCATGCCCGCGTACGCGACGCCGTGGTTGATTGCATTACCACCTTGAACTGGCATGGTTAGGCTCCTTTCTGCTTGTGGGCACCGGACAAGCTTTGCTTGTGGGCCTGATACGGGGTTGGCTTGGCGTCAGTGGTGGTGTTCGTGGTGGACGCGCCATCCTTGGCCAACTGAGTAAGTTGAGCCAGCAGGGTTGCGGCATCACCGGTTGGCATCTTCGGCTTCTTACCGCCGTTGCCGTCGCCGTCCTCTTCCTCATCCTTCTCGGACTCGGCGTCGAAAGCGGCTTCGATGTAGGCGGCCGATTTGTCACCCCAGGCGACTTTCGGGCGGGCCACGACCAGCGCGGCTCGCTTGATCTCGGTCACGTCCAGGCTGTCGCAGGTGAAGCCGTCACCGGCAACCTTGCGGGCCAGATCCTGGGTGGTGCTGATGGCCTTCACACGTGCTGCGATGGCTTCGTCGCCGGACGCCTTACGGGCCTCATCCAGCTTCTCGTTGGCTGCATCGGCGCTGGCCTGAGCCTTGTCGGCGATCTCTTGCGCCTGGCCAGCCTTGGCCTCTGCATCGGTTGCACGCTTCAGCAGGCGGTCGAACGAGTCGGCGACCAGCTGGGCGTTCGCAGGATCAGCAACATCAACGCTGCGCCCGCTATCGGTGGTGATAAGTACAGGCATTGTGTTGCCTCCTGGGTTGTGGTCGAAGACTCGAGCGTTGCCGCCCGCCCTCGCTTTGTTGACCACCGCTTGGTGGTTGATGATGATGTTGCGCTGGGTGTACTCGTAGTCCTGACCGTCAGCGGTTTGGCCAGGGCCATAGACGTATTCGGCGGTGTATCCCGCAGATAGCTCGCACTTGCCGGAGTTGATGTCGTCGATGGTCTTCTGGTCTTTGATGATCAGGTCACAGACAACGAACTCACCGTCTCGGCGACCAGCACCGCGAACCTCGCCGACCGACACTGCCTTGTAGTTCCGCGCCGTCACCAGATCCTTCGGGTGATCGTTCGTCACCGTGGCGCCGTCGTAGGTGCCCAGCGACGTGTCGTTGAACACCTCTTCTGGCGGCCGGTACACGCGGACGATGCGGTTCGGATCACCGTCCAGCCCCAGCTCGCGCGCCAGGTACTCTTGGATGCCCGTGCGGGCCACCCGGCCTGGAACCTTGAGGAACCCCTCGTCGGTGTATTCCCGCTGGGTAATGCGGTACCCAGCCCGGTCAAAAACCGTGCACTTCATGGCTCTTTCGCCCACTCCGAGAGCGCCTCCATCTCCGAATCATCAACCGGCCTGATGCATGCAAATGTTCGGTGATCGGCGCCGCTGAGCGCCTTCCCGTCATCAGTCACGGCCATCGATTGGATTGCCTCCAGTTCTTCCGGGGTGACTTTCAAGGCGATGTGATGCTCTTCGGTGCTGAACACATGCTCAACGCCGGTATCAATGCTTTTGAGCTTGATGTACATGCACTGGACCCTCTGGGTTATCGGTAAACGCCTGGCGCTGTTCGGCCTGCGTCTTGGTTGGCCTTGACCTCGCGGGCGCTCACTGGACGCGCGATGCATCGGCACTGGTAGTCGGAGCCTGGCTTGATCGGCTTGCCGTCTGAGCTCAGCGGGAGGTTGTCCCAGCGGTAGATCCCTTTGCCGTAGGCAGTGACCTTGTCAGCGATCTCGCGGTGGCGATGCCGGACGCGGCGGTCGTCGGAGTCGACCCACTCGAAGTACTCGAAGCCGGCGTCCTTCTGCTGCTTTTCGGCCAGCTCACCCTGAATCTTCGACGTCTGGTCGCGGGCGATCATCTTGGCCCGGCGCTGCGTCACGCCGAACTGTTCCTGCAGAGCACTCTCGATGTAGCCAGGCCGCATTCCTGAGCGCATGTTTGCCATCACCAGCGTCTGCACCTCTTCCAGGTACTTGGCGGGGATTGACTTGATGAGCTGGGCGTTCTGCTGTGCCGAGGCATGCAGGTAGTCCTGCATGGTCTTTGATCCACTGAATACGTCGATGCCTGCAGACTTCTTGATGTCACGCTCGGACCTCTTCAGCGCGGACTGAACGAACTCGCCGGCGATGCGATTGCCAGCCGCCTGTACCGCTGGAGAGCTCCAGCGACTTGTCAGGAATGAGATCGCATTCAGGATGAGGTCTGACCATGCGTCAGTTGTTGCGATAGCGTCCTGCGTGTACTCAGGCGCCAGTTGACGGACCAGCGGCTTGAGCTCCTTGTCGATCGACGCCTTGATCTGCTTCACCAGTCGCTGCAGCTTGGCGTTGTACTGGATGCCGATCATGTCCATGGGTCACAGCCTCTTCAACTCGCCTGCTTGACGGCGTCTGCTACCGTCTGGCGAGCGGCGGCGCCAGGATCTTTACCCCACGGCACCGATTGAAGCGTTAGGCGACCGCAGAAGCCGCCGAAGCACCACCAGAGGGTTGGTTTGTGCCAGCCACATGAAAAGCGCTTCCACTGCTTCTTGTCGAGCCACACCCAGCCGCCGTTGTATGGCGCATGCCAGAGGCGGACATGAGTTGTCCCGTCAGGAGCTCGGCTGAATACCTTCATCACTCATCACCTTTGTTGTCCGGGTCATCCACCGGGTCATTGAACATGGTCAGGTCTTCATCAGCCTCCAGCGCCTCGATCTTCTCGTCGTCGAACTGGTAGAGCTCGGCGGCTTGCAGCTTGCGCTGAATTTGGCTGGTGGTGATCACGCCGGCATCCTTGTAGGCAATGTCCGTCTCGGCATTGGCCTTATTGGCCTGAGCAATCTGCACCAGGTCAGGCTGCTTGAATGGGTTCCAGGTGTAGTTGAAATCGTCGATCCATCGCCCGGTCGCCGAGCGCACCATCACCTCGTCAAGCTGGCGAAGGCCAGGGTCAATCTGAGTCAGGCGCTTCGAGGAAAGCTGGTTGTGGTAGTTGGTATCGTCGCCTTCACCGGTATTGCCAAGGCCCTTGGCTGATTCGCCGAACAGGCGCGTGACAGGTATGCCGGCGGCGCCGCTGATCCAGGTCATGAGCAGGTCGAGAACTGGCGCAACGCCAGACAGGTCCAGAGTTTTCCGGTCGTATGTCTCTTCGTCATCCAGCAGCGCCAGATTGATCGACGACTTCATCATGCTGAACAGGGCGTAACGCTTCGTGATGGCGTCGTCCTGATCGCTGGCCAGCTCATCTGACAGGCCGACACGCTTGATGATGTCGACGTTCGCTTCCTGCATCAGCTCGGCGATGCCGTCTTTGCTGGCGACCATGTCCATCACGTCGTCGAGACACTTGCGCAGCTCTGAGTCACCCCAGCCCTGAGTCTGCGCACGCTGACGGCGCGGCAGCTTGGCCCCTGCGAACCTGGCGAAGTGCGTCCAGTGGATCTGCTGGGCGCCTGCAGCGATGGTGTAGAACTCAGGCTGCAGGTAGTTCGCGGCCAGGATGTTGGTCTGATTCAGATCCATCGCAGTCATGTCGAAGCGATCGATCACTAGCAGGCGGTACAGGTCGCCCTTCTTGATCTTCTCCGGATTGAGCGGCTTGGTCAGGTCCTGATTGGTCAGCATGAGGATGCCAGCGCCACCGTACAGGCGAGCCCAGCTTGTGGCCTCACTCACCATTGCCGGCAGCTGAAGGCGATCCTCCTCGGCTCGGATTACGTCCGCATCGTCGCACTTGAGGGTGCGCCACTCGCGGGTCATGTCCTCAGCCGGGTAGTCCACGATTGCCCGAGCAAGCCAACTGGTCTGGTACGCTGCGTCGAGCTGCTGGAAGTCGTTCAGAAAGGCGTACTGGAACTGGTTGTGCGAACGCTTGGCCTTTCCGGTGCCAAGGCCGGACACGACGTTTACTAGGCCGTCACTCGACGACCTGACCGATTGCTTATACTTCCTGGCCGCCTTGGTGAGGGCTTTGCCCAGGTCCTTGTCGGCCGGCATGATGCCCTTCTTACTCATGTAATCACCAATGGGTCATAGGAGGTCTCTGATCGAGCGCTTGCCCTTGATGAATACCTCGGACAGGGCGTCGATCATCACGTCGGTCTGATCGTCGTGCTTGTGGCTGTCGTCAGCGGTGAACGATGCAACCTCGCAGACGAATTCGTAGTTCTGGTCATCGCCGTATGGCAGGCACACCAGTTTGGCAGCATGGAACCCCTGCACGTCGAGCGCGCGGGTCAGCTTGTCGCGCTCTCGCGGGACAGGCGTCACCTTGAGCGGAAGGCGCTTCTCCATCTCCTGGATCAACCCTGTGCCGCTGGACTTGTCCTCGACGTAGACCTTTCGCAGGATGCCGTTCTGCTTTCCGTTCTTGGCCCAGCAGCCTTTGACGAACGCCTCGAACTCCCGGCGCAGGGTCTTGGCATCCATCCGGCCTCGCTTCAGGCCCAGGCGGTAGATGCGCCCCTCGGCCACGCCCCACTCCGCGAACACAGTCCAGTCGTTCCAGGTGTTGGTCTTTTGTGCGGTGTCGGCGGTGACGAAGCGGTAGTCGAACTTGTCCGGCACCGGCAGATCGGCGCCTTCCTCGCTCCCGTAGTAGAGGAAGTCATCTGCAGAGAATATCCCGCCGTCGAGCGTGTCGGGATCCTGCATGTACTGGCTGCTGAACGTGTACGGGTGAGCCGTGCGGAGCGCGATCAGGTCATGAACGCTTTCCTTGGCTGGCCAGTAGGACCAGTAGCCGTCAACCTGCTCAGATCCGCACACGCTCTTGATGCAGCGCTCACGGATGCCATCGGGCAGGCTGTCGATGTACTCCTGGTTTACCAGGGCAGGAATCTTGATATGCAGGTCGATCTTCAGACCCATGCCGCCGGACAGCAGGAAAGCCGTCGAATCGTCGACGTGCCCACGCTGCTGGATGGCAACGAACGGCGTGCCGCTGTGCGCCTTTCGACTGCGCAGGGTGTTCACCAGGCGCGTGTGCGACTTGCGCCGCTTCGCCTCGCTGAACAGGTCGTCGATCTTGTCCCAGTCATCCGCCTGGATGTGACCGGTGTAGCCGTCGCCCATGTAGCCGCCACGAACACCAGTGATCTGGCCGCCACTGGAACGGCTGAACAGCTGGTGTACGCGTTTGCCATCCATGGCAAGCGTCCAGTCGTCTACCTTGTCCTTCTCGATGTCGAAGGGGTAGAACTCGCGGAACTCCGAGGACTTGACCAGGGCGCGGCTACGCTCGCTGTTCTCGTCGACCAGGTTCTTCGAGTAGCTGGTATTGAGGATGCGCACCCGGCGGTGCTTCACCATGGTGTAGACCGGCAGGTGGACAGACCAGAACTCGGTCTTGGTGCCACCTGGCGGGATATTCACGATGATGTTCTGCGCCTCACCGGCAAGCATCTTGCGGGCGGCGTAGTCGAAATAGTGGTGGTGCCAGTTGGTACGGAAGCTGTCGCCCTGGGTGATGTTGAACCACAGTGACGTGAACGCCAGCGGGCTGTGCTCGCCAGCTGCTATCAAGGCGGAGCGCTCAGCGTGGCTCAGCGCGTCCCACTCGATAGGTTTGATAGCCATCAGTCCACCAGCTTATCTACCAGCGCGGACACCAGTGCTTGGTCAACGTTCTGAGTCGCCTTTGGCGTCATCGATCCATCCGAGGATCTCAGGTCAACCTGCTGCTTGTTGGTGTATGCCCCGCCTGACTCTTTCGCGGCCTGCTCCAGGAGCTGCGCAGCGAGGGCCATGTTCTTCATGCTCTCGGCGCGAGAAGCCATGCGATCAAGCATTCGGAGGCGATAGGATCGGTTGGCGATCGGGATTTCTGCCGAGTCTTCCCGAAAGCGCTTGCGGGTGTCCTCGAACAGAGTCACCCAGCGGGCTGCCAGGTTTCGCGACGCCCTTTTGGTGGGGTCGTAGGCCTCGACTGACTGGCGGGTGACCACCAGCCCGAATTCCTGTTTGACTGACTCGGCCACCTGTGACGGCGTATCGAAGCAGGCCAAGGCCTGAACGATGAACGCCTTCACTTCGTTGTTCAGGGTTGCCATGTTGGTTTGTTCCGTCAGGCGCCCGTCAAACTTCATGCCAGCTTAAGCTGGCATGTGCCACAGGCCCTCGAAATGTTGATGTTGGCCACCTCAGGCAGCCTGCTCGCAGCATTGATGAGCTGCTGTACGTCGTTGCTCGCACCATAGCGACGGACCACGCCGACAAACTCTTCGACGTCGTGTCCGCGCAGGTAGAGCTTTGGCAAGCCGTCCTGTTTGAACTTTGGTGCGCCGTACTCATCAGTAGCCTGGGCGATGTGGTAAAGCTCATGCTCGACCAATGCGCAGAACTCGGCGTCGGAACACTGGTCGCAGTAGTCAGCAGCCAAGGTAATGAGGTAATCCGGCTCCTCGCCGAACCACTCCCGCATCTGCTGCTCTTGTCGAGCCTTCTGCCAGCCGCCAGCACGGAACATCACTTGCTCGGCCTGACCCAGCACCGTGCGACCCTGCTTGGCGAAGACTGACGAAGCCCATAGGACTCCGACGCTCGCATCCAGCAGATGAGCATGGTCAGGGTTGTGCAGGCTTCCGGTATCGGCTAACACCTCAGCTCTGATCCACCCCCACACATCCGGGGCAGGCCGTAGCGTCAGGAACAGATGCTCGAGCAGTTCAGTCGGTGGCATTGGCCTGCTCATGCATACTCCGGCGCCACGAAATGACGCATGGTCAATTTGTGGCGCGATTAATTACTTGGCTCGTCAGGCTTATCGTCAACTCGCAGCTCCGGCTGCTGGATCACCCGGAACACTGCCACCCCGATACCGAGGATCATGTTCACCGATGCGAAGATCAGCGGATCTACAGCGCCCTGGAAGGCGGACCAGCCAGCGGCAGCCGCGTTGAGGGCAACACCGATGATTGCCAGTTGAACGCTGGTCATGCGCCAGAACTTTCGCCATTCAGGGATAAGGGTCATGGTGCGCCTTCGCTGCAGGTAGTTTTTCCAGGATCTCGGCGTAGCGCTTCCATTCAGCGCGACTCTTGAGGGCCTCTCTCAGCTGTCGAGTAAGGCGCTCGGTCGGAATGCAGCTCGTTGCCGCCAGGCCTGATGGCGCGAACGTGATACTCGACGGAGATGTTGGCCTGTTCGTGCACCCTGCAATCAGGAAAATCACGATCAGCACGGTCTTCATCTTGGTCGTCCGCTCTTGGCCAGTTCGCGCAGGCTCTCACCTATCTGGTTGATCTGAAACTCTTGGCGCTGTGTGGTGATCCGGAGGGAATCGACGAATTTGTCTGTCGACTCCCTTGCCCGCTCCAAGGACTCAACCCTCTGCCCGATCAGGGCCTGATTCGTTTGGTATGAGGCGAGCTGTATCTGAAGAGATCCTAGCGAGTTAACCACATAGGCGAATGCACCTATGGCAGCGGCCGACAGAACCGTTTGCAGGATCGGCACGGCGACCTTGAACGCGGTGCTATCTGCAATGCGCGATACTTCTGTCATAGGGCACCAAGAATAAAAAAGCCCGGCTTGAGCGGGCAAAGGCGCACGAAGGAGCGCTGATGGATCTGAGGGACTTATGAGGCCCTGAAAACGAAAAACCCGGCGCGGTGGCCGGGTTCTGAATTTGATGTTTGCCGGAGGCAAAATTGTCACGATGGGAGAAAGCTTGCCTCAGGCGCACATTTGTCGTCAAGCAGCACTTTTCATTATTTTTATCGCCGAAGAGACAGGCACCAAAGCGGCTTTGTCCAGGTCGTTGCATGAATCGAAACAGCACTGCACGAACTCACCCCATTCGCGCTCCCAGTTCCTGGAGTCGAGCTCGAAGCCGAACCAGTGCATCAGCCAGCCGCGGAATGCTTCAGGTGTCGGGCATGGGTCCACTCCTTCGCTCTGCCCGCCCTGGTGCATCCGACGGTACCGGTAGAGAACGCCCCGGGCTACGTGCTTGGCCTTCTCGAACTTCTTCGCGTACATGCGCTGGCCCATGGCGTAGGCAGTCCTGAATAGGGCCTCCTCTGCTTCCTCGCGGTCGTCATCGGTGGCCAGCGGACTGTACATGTGGTTGCCGAACGCCTTCAGGTGGGCAGGCAGCGTGTCGACGGCCTGCTGCACCCGGCCTGCAAGCGCCTGGTGCGCCGCATGAGTGGCAGTCTTACCGCGTTCTGTGCGCTGTACCATGCAGCCGAGTAAGCCCATCTCCTGCATGACTGCGCCCTGGCTGTCCCGGGCTGTGTAGTAGGCATCGTGCCAGGCCAAGCGTGCCGAGTTAAGTTTCATCATGCTGCAGCCCTCTTGAGTTCTCTGGTCTTGGCCCGGTAAGCGGCCTTGATCGCCTTCAGGTCGTCGACGGTGTACTTGCGCACGCTCTGGTCAGCCTCAAGCGCTTCAACTGCTGTCAGGCCGATGCGAGCTATCAGGCCGATCCGGTAGTCAACGGCATTGCCCGATAGGAATCGGTTGTCCTGCTTGCTTTGTGCGTGGCAGTTGCGCTCATCGAACCGCAGGTGCGGTGCAGAGCCGACGCTTCGATAATGGCCGGCATCCACTGCATTCCCGCTCCAATCGAGTGGCTTGCCACTGGAAATACATAGGTGGCCGGCGACCTGGTCACGAGTGCGGATGTACTCGTTGAACGCCTGCTGGGCTTCGCGCATGTGGTCGCTGCGAGACTTCAGCTTCTCCTTCCTGGCCCTGATCTCCCTGCGCTCAACCTGAGCCAACGACTTCCTGGCCTTCTCCTTGTTCGTGTCGACCGTCGCAAGTGCACACTTGGGGCTGCATACCGCCTGGCCGAGGCGCTGAGGAACGAACGATTCCCCGCAGGATTGGTTTTTGCACTTCTTCGGGCGTCGTGGCTTGGCGATCATGCGAAACTCCCAATCATGTCCGCGGCGGCCAGAGCCGCCTCCTCGCTTTCGAAGTGAGCCGAAAGAACCAAACGCCAGCAGGCGTTGAAGACGTCGCGATACAGCGGCTCGAACTCGGTATCATCCATGGATGCCCAGGAGATCGATTTGCGCTCTTTGCGGATACCGTCAGGGGTCTGCACCAGGTGGTAGTGGCCGGCCTCGATTGTGATCCAGTCGCGGAATGCTTCGCGGGACTTGTCCACGGCCGGGAATCTTTCGGCGCGGTCCTTCTCAAGCTGCGCGATGTAGGCCTCCACTGCATGCGAGAGTTGCCCGGGCTTGCCGCTGGCTTCCTCGAAGAATTTCGCCAGCCCTCGAATGCCCCGCAGCTCCTGGCGCGGGATCAGGCCGCCGACCGGCTCCCAGTAGTCCCAGGCAAGATCCAGCATGGCGAAGAACTTCCCGTGGAAACGGGCGTTGCGCATCTTGGTGAACTTGCCATGGATGACCTGACCGGTCTTCCAGGTCTGGATGGCTTCGCGGTCGGCCTCGGTGGCAGGAACGAGACCCTGGGCGGTGCGGATAAGGGCGAGATCAGCCATGGTTCGCCTCCTTCAACCAACGGCGCATCGACAGGTCGCAGCCCACGACCAGGCACACGCCATTGGCCATGCCTCGATGGGTGGCGCGCCGGCGGCAACCACAGCCGCAGCGGCGGCGCGACTTCGCGTCGACCGGCTCGTGGTACCGAATCTGGCCAGGCAGGCCGCCGACATGACCCCAGCCATCCATTCCGCCGCGCATGGCCGCCGACCGCGCCGTAGGCGACATCGAGTTGAGATCAGCCATGGGATGCCTCCTTGGCCATGGCCGCATCAAAGCTCGCAATCCGGGTGTCGGTCTGCTGGTCGAACTGCTCATCAGTGAAGCCCTGACGGTTGGCTGCACGCCGAACCCCACGGTATCGCTCCGCATCCTTCCGCAGGGCCTCATGCTCATCAGGGAGGAACGGCAACACAGTCTTATGCGGCAGGCGCAGCCCATTTGCCGCTGCGCTCACCTGATCTAGGGCGTTCTCTGGTGCATCGAGAGAACCCAGAACCTGGTATATCTCGCCGGCCATAGCACGCAGTGCCTCGTTCTCGACCTTGAGCTGGTCATAGGCTTCCGCCATTACCACCTCGGGTCCGTGCGGGTCGTAGCTGATCCGGTTGCCGCCCTCGGAAAGCATCTTGACTACGTTGTAACGATGGACTTCGGTCATGGCGCCACCTTCAGGCCCTGGGCTTTCATGGCTTTCTGGAATGCAGTACGGCAGTCGAGCACTGCGGCCCCAGCGACATCAGAGTTGGTGTAGTCGTAGTGGTCAGGCCAGACCGGCTCTACCACCACGGCCTCGCGGGAGGCCTGCCAGCCCTCCCAAAGCCAGTTGTACTTTCCGATAGTGATCGCCTGATCCAGCTTCCAGATGTCCACCACTTCGTACATCCCGATGCTTTCCTTCCAGGCAACACCGGCAGGCACTGGGAATTTCGCCTCGAACTGCTCGCGCATCTTGTTGGTGCCCATCACACACCCTCCTTGCGCAGCCGCGCAGACTCACCGGTGAACACCAGGCCGATGCCGCGACCTTCCCGTAGGCGGTCTACCGATCGCTCGCCTAGCACTTCGCCCAGGCGGTCGAAATCCAGATTGGAAATAACGATGGTCGGGCGCTGATCCTCGTACCGGCCGTTGATCACGGTGAACAGGGTCGCCAGCTCGTACTCGCTGGGCTTGGTGGCCCCGACTTCGTCGATGATCAGCAGGTCAGGATCGACCAGGCTGGCGAATGCCTGGGCCTCGGTGTATTCGGCCTTGTCGCCGTAGCTGCCCTTGATGTACTGGAGCATTCCAGCGACGGTGCGATAGACGGCGGTCATGCCGGTACCGATCATGATTGCGCCGGCGATGGCCGCGGCCAGGTGAGTCTTGCCGGTTCCCGGGGTGCCGGTCATCACCACGCAGCGGCCGTCATCACGGTGCTGTCGGAAGTTCTCGGCGTATTGCTTGCACCGGGCCAGGTTGTGGCGCTGGTTCTCAGTTTCCGCCCGGTAGTTGGCAAAGGTCTTGTCCATGAACCGGCGAGGAATCAGGGAAGCCCCCAGTTTGCGCTCCAGGCGGTTGGCAGCGGCACGGTCCTGCTCTGCCTGGCGGTCGATGCCTTCCTGCGCGTCTCGGGCCTCCCTGGCGCAATCAGGGCATCCACTCTGCCCGCTCTTGCGGATGATCACAGCGAACTCACCGTGCTTGTCGCACTTGCCCGGCTGCTTGGCGATCACGCCCAGGCGTCGTTCGATGTCGTTCACTTCCAGGTCGATGGCGTTAGAAATCATAGGTTCCGTCCTCGTTCTGGGTGCGGCCACTGGCGTAGTCGATCAGGTCGAAGCCGTGGTGGCGGGAGTTCGTGGGTGGCTGCGAGCTGTTGTCGCGGATGCGATTGATCACCCACTTGGCCTTAAAGCCCTGCCAGCCGGCGGACAGCGCTTCGGTGATTGCGTCGGATGCGGAGATTCCAGCCTGGGCACACTTGGCGAGCTCGGTGTTCACGGTTGACCAGACAGTCGCAGTGACGGCGGCCTTCTTCACCTTGCGCTGGGCCAGCCAGTCGGCCAGCAATTGCTCTGGCACCTGGTGCGGGTTGTCGGCCAGCAACTGGGCCAATCCGAACGGGGTCTTGCGATCAGCCTTTGGCTCGGGAACCGGCTCGGCCTGAACCTTGGGGGGGCATGTAACATCTTCCGAAGGAAGATTTACATAGGGGGTTTCTTTCTTTGAATAAAGAAGGGAAGTTGCCGTTTCGGTCTCACTCGGCTCTTTTCTCAGTGAGACGATTTGAGCTGAGTGAGACGATTTGGTCTCAGTGAGATTCTTTGTTTTTTCCTCAAAGAAAACCCACTCCGACACGGGGGATATCCCGATGTCGCCACGGCTTCCGCCGATCCGGTAGATAACCCGGCGCTCCAGCAAATGGCTGATCGCCTTCGACGTGACGTCCCGGCGCATGTTGGTCAACTTGCCGAGATCATCGGCGGTAAGGCGCTTCGTTTCGACCTGGTACCCAATGGTTTGACGGGCGATAGCCATCACAACCCGCAACTCACGGGCTGGCAGATCTACTGTGGAAAGCGCCTCCATAACGGAATTGTCCATTCGGGTGAACCCCCTGGACTTGTCAATGGAGACGATTTTTGTCATGATTTTCCTCACATGTTGCTGTAGCGAAATCGCCGACCTTGTCCGTCGGCTTTTTTGTGAATGTCAGGCTGCAGGCCTTCCGTGGTTCTCGTGAAATCCGTACTTGATGTTTGCAGCCCTTCTCGCGGCTACTGCCTCATCGATTGAGTCGAAGTAGCCAAGGTGGATAAAGGCGCCATCCACTCGAATCCTTGCTCTCCACTTTCGCCCTTCCCTGGTTACTCCCATTGCACCTGTAGAGCTGTTTGTTCGTACTTTTTGGTTGCGGAGATTTTCCTGTCGGCTCACCTCTCTTAGGTTTTCGATTCGGTTGTCAGAGCGATTTCCATTGATATGGTCGAGCTCTCCAGGCCAGTTGCCGTAGACACAAAGCCAAATCACTCGGTGAGCTTTGTAGGTATGGCCTTGATACTGAAAGTGGACATATCCCCAGCCGTTTACTCCTCCGCAAATTGATCCGGCCTTTGCGAACTGGCGATCAATTCGATTCACCAGCTTTCCGTCCACCACCTCGAAGAGCCGCCTTGCCTCTTGAGCTGTAATCCTCTCCGCCATCAGCCATTCGACTCTGGCGCTAGATCTGCCTTGTAGAGCTCATCGAAAGCAGCCTTGACAGACCTGGCGCAGGAAACGGCTACGTCTTTCATGTCTTGCGGGTAAGCCTCTCCGAGACTTTTCGTCAGTACCGCCTGGAGTGTTTCAACCTCGGCCGCAGATGGATCTCGCTTCGTATTCATGGCCCTTCTCCTGCTCTGTTAAGGCCCTATTCAGGGCTGTCGGCGAAACGGTAAAACCGCCCCGCGAGGCGCTTTTGGCGCCGTTCTCTTCTTCAGTTCGTTCTGGATCAGCTCTGCTGCCAGGACGCCAGGGTCCAATCCCCTTCTCTGCGCCAAAGCCTTGAGCAACCCGTCGAACTCTTCGTCCAGAGGGACGGCAGTAATCCGTTCAGGCATAGAGCCTCCTCGGGCTCTTCAGGCCGCTGTGCCATGTCCGGTATCTTGCTCACCCAGTTCGGAAAGCATGCTGCGGAGGCTTGCCTCCAGCAGTTCACGCGCCAGGACTGCCTTTTGCGTGCGGTGGAACTTGGCCAGCGACCGGAGAAGGTCGTCGGTGTCTTGATCCAGGCGAACTCGCGTTATCTGGTCATGCAGATGGCTGCGGTCGTCGTAGGCCATACAGGTGCTGCTCCTTGCTGTAGGTGGTTAGGCGGCGGATTTGACTGGCGCGATCGAAGCCAGAAGACGCGGAGCCTTAAATGGCTTCCCGTTGGCTTTTGCCAGGGCGGCGATCTTCTCGGCGTACTTCGTTTCGCCGGTGTATTCGGTGCGCGGGAGACACCCAGCAGTGAGCCACTTGTAGACGGCACGCGGCGTCTTCCCGCAAGCGATCGCAACGGCAGCGACACCGCCCGCATCATCGATTGCTTTTTTGAGCTCCTGCATGAGGGCCTCCAGAATAAATATGAACTGCAAGTACATATTATGTCGGAACTGAAAGTACATGCAAGCGCATGCGAACATGAACCCATGGTTCAGATCGAAGAGTTACGTATGGCGTTTGTGAAGCGCCTGAAAGAAGCCCTGGCAGCCAACGACTTGGCCGAGTGGGGTGCGGGCGCTCGCTTGGCAAAAATGGCTGGCGTTACACCAAAAGCATCAAGCAAGTGGATGAACGGCGAGGCCATGCCTGGAGGCGCAAAGATGCTCGCCTTGGCGAATGCCTTGTCTGTTCGTGTCGAATGGCTTGAATACGGCCGGGGCGAAATGAGAGACGCCCCGCCACCAGCGCCTGCCGGCGTTGCAGAGCCAGAAAGCACATACCGCGGCTTCGACCTGGGAGAAGACCCGAGCTATTCCGGAGTGACCCAGCTGTCTGCGCGTGCTGCTGCCGGATCCGGCGCGGACAACTCACACGTCGAGATCCGCGGCGTCCTTGCATTCAAGTCTGACTGGCTACGGGCCAACCGGCTCAACCCGAAAGGCCTGGATGTGATCTATGCCGAGGGCGACAGCATGGATCCCACGATCAACAGCGGCGACGTGCTGCTCGTGGATCGATCCAAGTTTGAGCCCAGGGACGGCCAGATCTTCGCCCTGCAAAGTGAGTCCAAGGGCACGATCGTCAAGCGCCTGGTGAAGTCGGAGATCGACGGATGGATCATCCGTAGCGACAACCCGCGGTACCGCGATGAGATGCTGAGGGATGGGGAGATCAACGAGGTGCGCATCATCGGGCGCGTGGTCTGGCGCGGCGGGATGCTTTAGATTTCAGTGCAATTGATTTCAATAATCCTCCCTATCAGCCGATACCATGACTGAACCAGCGCGATCTGTGTTCGTCTGATCTATAGTGACGTTGCGCGCCACGTTTTGTAATTTCGAATTTCGTGGCGCGGAATTCAGTTGACTTTGCGTTACAGGATTTCATAATCCACCTCCGGATCGCTTGACAACATGATGATGACAAGCGCCGATGTAATCATAGGAGATGACCATGTCCGACAAAAATGTGAATCTTTTCGAGGCTTACCTTGTGAATGGTCGCAGGTCGATGACTGCATCCCAATTTGCTGATTTCGTTAAAACCGATCGGGACGAGATCAAAAAGGTGAGATTTGTACCGCCAGTGATCGGCTCCGAAGGGTTCGGCCGGTTTGATGTGGAGCTGAACTCCAAGCACTTCGAGGTGGCTTTTGACTGAACCAGAACAGGAAGTTCTTGAGCCTGAAAAGGCAATGAAAGCCACGGAGCTGGTTGGGGTCCTCACGAAAATGGCTGAGGCCAACACCAAGGAACAAGAGGTCAAGCGTCATGAGCTTGACATCAAACAGCAGGAGATAGCATCCAACGAGAGGATTGCGATGGCTGCAATTGACGCTCAAAAGTCCTTCCATGAGGGGCGGTGGGCAAAATACAACAGCCACCTGATCCATCGGTATGTGTTCATCTCCATTTTTGCGGCGTTGGTCTTTGGATTTTCGGGGGTCGCTATCCATATGGGCGCCAAGGATCTGATTATGGACCTCGCAAAATTGGGAGCTTCCCTTGCCGCAGGTACCTTTGGTGGTTACCACTGGGGCAAAAATAAAGGGAAAAGCAGCAGCCAAGAACAGGGCGAGTGATCGCCAAGCGACTACAAGCCCGGCCCAGCGCCGGGCCTTTTGTTTCCGCCCTACTCCGCCTTTCTGATGTCTACGCCTGACACATAATCAGCAGATCGATACGGCGCCATTTCCTGACAATTGATTACCCCACCGAGCCCGCGGGCGATGTTCCACCCATCCATGTAGAGCCTATTCGCAGCGATACTCTTGATCTGAGGGTACGACTTCGCGATGTCGCCAACCTTTAGCCATCCGCCTAAATCTCCAGCATTCATACCGTTTTTATAGTCTGAGCACCCAGATAGCCATATCTGCCCGGCGTCCTGGTTGGCTTGCTGGCGGGTGTAGCTCTGCGCCGCCTTGCTGGTAAGGCTGTAGTAATCCTCAAAGTTCTGAGCGCTACTATTTTTGCGGACGTACGCAATCGACTTCATGGCGTCCGCTTTCATTTTTTCCGAGCTGATTTTCTCGCAGTCGTTGCCGATCGTGAGAAACGTCTCCTTGCCCTCATGCCATAGAACTGAGCATCCAGGGTAATCGTATTTGTACCCCCTCATGAACGAACGGCTTTCCTGTGGAACGCTGTAATCGCCCGCGATGCAAGCCGTACCAAGCATGGATAGCCATATGGAGGCCGTCGCAACAATCCTTTTCATCGCTCTCTCCTGTCTACGAATGCGCCGATTGTAGCAGTCGCCCTAAGCCAGCTGGAGGTATCGCTGAGCGGGCTTTTTGTCGCCTTCGAGAAAAATATGAACTTTTGGTACTTGACCAATGTGAACCGTTGGTACATATTTCATCCCAACGAGGCGCCACTGAGTCCCTCGCCAGGCCCTCAAGGCCACCGCTCTTTAAAAACCTGAAATCTTCGCGGATCGATCCCTGGAACCAGGTACAGCGCGAAACACAAATTTCGATCCCCATGCAGGCTCTGGAACCTGCCGGACTCCCCATATGGGGGTACGCCAAACCATGCAAGCCAGTCGGGAAGAACACCGTCCACGAAATGTGTGACCCGGCCAGAGAGAGGACTCCGGCGCCGCGCATGGGGAGGAGAACAGATTTCACTGCTTGGCCTTCGAGGTTGAGGGCCAATCGGGAAATCAACCCGACACAGGAATACCGCAATGACCGAACAACAGAAACTGACTCCACCAGCCATCGGTGAAGTATGGGAAGGCCAAGGCGGCATCTATGCCGGCATCGTTCCTGCACGTAACGGCGCCGAGGCCTATCACCTGATCATCGGCGCCGAACTGGGTCGCTTCGAGTGGGGCCCTTACGGCGAGGATTCTCCGGCTAAGAGCATGCTCGACGGGAAGGCGAACACCCAGGCCCTGGTCGACGCAGATGCCGAATACCCCGCCGCTATCGCAGCCTACGAGCACAAGGCCGACGGCCATGCCGATTTCTACCTGCCGGCCGCTGCCGAGCTGTACGAGGCCTGGCTGAACTTGGGTAAAAACGATTTCGGCTGGGTCTGGTCTAGTTCGCAGTGCTCAGCCACCATCGCCTACAGCCTGGGCTTCGAAGGTGGCTGGCTCGTCATCAACGTCAAGGACCTCGAGCGTCTCGTGCGCCCCGTCCGCAGATTCATTCAGTAATTCATTCCTTCAATCCGATCTTCCTGTACCAGGTAAACCACATGCTCATGATCATTCTGATCGGCGCAGCGCTCAGTCACGTGCGGCCAGAACCGCCAACTGAAGAACGCCTGCCAGCCGATCGTCCGGCGCGCATACGCGAAAAACCTCGAATGCGAATCGGGGCCCCAGTGTTCTGGCACTAAAGGTCCCGCCCAAAAACTGTAACGACATGCATTGGTTACGCATAGGTGAAAGCCCCGACCGTCCAGCGGGGCTTTCTTTTGCGCCTCTATTCGTCAGCGCTCCCCGGCGCCCACCGGCAGATAGCCGAGCGAGAGCGTTGACGAATACAGGCGATCGATAGACGCCCAGGAGGGCCCCATGAACTACGAAATCGCAGTGGAAGGCGTGGTCCTGCTGGTCGAGGTCACGTCGTGCATCAACGAGCCGTCGCGCCCCTGGGTTCGCGACAGCGACTGGGACTTCCATGGCTGCCGCGAGCTGGAGTGGCACGTGGTGTCCGGCGTCACCTACGACGGTGACGGTATCCCGATGGATGTTCCGGCGGATGAACTGGCCGAGATCGCCCAGGCCAACACGGTCGCCATCGAGCGGGAAATCTGGTTCGAGATCGACAACCGGGGCACCCGCAGGAGGGCAGCATGAGCCGGCGCAGCATTGCAGTCGGCATGATCGACGCTCGGTTTGACTGCCTGCGGGCCGGCCAGACCTCGGAAGGGCTGTTCCGAGAAACGTCGATGGCCGTTGAAATGGCGTACGCCTTGGGCGCAATCAACGATTCGGAGTACTCGACGTACAAGGGTCGCTTCGATCGCTTCTATCAGGCCCAGGCCGACGCCTTCCTGGCCGACATACGGAGGACTGTGCCGTGACGATCATCTGCCGCACCTCGAAACAACTGGCTGAAGCCCTGCATAAGCAGGGCTTTTTTCTTGTCTCCGACCTGCCCCGGCCGCTTCGCCTCGAAGTCAGGCGCGGGATGATCATTGCGAGGGTGTCATGAGCTATTCACGCGCCGACTACTACGCCGAGGGCTTGGCTGAAGCCTTCGAAGAACACGGCATCACTGCTACCCACGAGCAAATCACTGCGGTGGCAAGCGATATCGTCATCTGGGTGGAGAATCAGGGCATGGCCTTCTACGAGCCGCCAGCATCTGACCGTCTCAACGACATTGAGCGAGAGTGGAGAGGCAAGCTCGACGCTCTACAACGTGAATACGACGCGTACCGAACTAATGCCGAGACAGCAGTTCGAAGGGCTCTGCGTCAGCACAGCGATACCAACGTCAGTATCGAAAAGCACGGCGAGGTGTATCGGCACGGTGGTCGCACGGAACAACTTCTGTGACCGCATCCCAGCGCCGCCGGCGCCTACTGATCTGGCGCGGATCCTTCCCCGCTCTCGCCATCTTCACACTCTTGATGCTGCTCAGCGCTCTCGCTGATCGCGTCACTTCCTGATCTTCAACTTCAAGCGCTGCGCACGTCGCGGCAGGGAGTCACCGTGTCCGCACAACAGCAAGTCATTACCATCGAAGACATCAGCGCGGAGAACGCGCCATCCATCTACGTGGCCGGCGGCCTGGTCCAGTTCTTCGAAGCGGTGCAAGCGAAGGTCTCCACCGAGGTACCCGATCTGAGCACCCGCAAAGGCCGCGAGCGTATCGCCTCGCTGGCAGCAACGGTCAGCAAATCGAAAGCGGCTGTGGAGAAGCCGGGCCGCGATTACCTGAAACGCTTGAAGGAAATGCCAAAGGTCGTCGAGGCTGAGCTGCGCGAGTTCGTCACAAAGATGGATGCTCTGCGCGACGCCACCCGACAGCCACTGACGGATTGGGAACAGAAAGAGCTGGCCCGGACCGATGCGCATGTCGACGGCATCCAGCGGATTAAAGACCTGGTTGTTTTCGATGAAACACCCAGCACCGAGCACGTCGCCCAGCTCATCGCCGGCCTGGAACTGGTCGCGATCGACGAAAGTTGGGAAGAGTTCCTGGCCGAAGCCGCCCAGGTGAAGGATCAGACGCTGACCAAGCTTCGCGCCGTGCACGCCGAGCGCGCCCAGTACGAAGCCGAGCAGGCCGAACTAGCCCGCCTGCGCCGCGAAGCAGACGAGCGCGCCGAGCAAGACCGCATCCGGGCAGCGCAGGAAGCTGCGGTCGAGGCGGAGCGCCAGCGTGTGGCCCAGGAGCAGCAGGCAGCTCGTGAAGCCGCGGCCCGCCGCGAGCAGGAGCTGATCGATCAAGCTGCCGCGCAAGAGCGAGAAGCCGAGAACCAGCGCCTGCAGCTCAAGTTGCAGGCCGAGCAGGCAGAGCGCGCCCGCATTCAGGCTGAGGCAGACCGGGTTGCAACCGAGCAGCGGATGGAGCAGGAGCGCCTGGCCGCAGCCCGTCGGCAGGAAGAAGCAGCCGAGCAGGCCCGTCTGGATGAGCAGCGTCGCGCCAAGGAGGCCGCCGACGAAATCATCCGCCAGCAAAACGCCCGCGAAGCCGACGAGGCCCACCGTCGCAGCGTCAATCGCGCTGCACTTGAGGCGTTCATCGCCGGCGGCATGCCGGAAGCCTGTGCCAAGCAGGCAGTCACCCTGATTGCCCAGCGCAAGATCCCCAACATCACCATCCAGTACTGAGGTTGCCATGAGCAATGTATCCAGGGCCGAGCCCATTTCTCAGGCGCCGACCGTCACTACCGAGTCGGTCACAATCCTGCAGATCATCCAGCAGGTCGCCATGTCTCCGAGCGCCGACATCGACAAGATGGAACGCTTGATGGTCATGCACCAGAACATCCAGGCGCAGCAGGCCAAGCAGCAGTATGACGAGGCGCTCGCCGCGATGCAGGAAGAGCTTCCAGTCATTGGGGAACGCGGCGGCATCAAGGACAAGAACGGTCGAATCCAGAGCACCTACGCGCTTTGGGAGGACATCAACGAGATGATCAAGCCGGTGCTTGCCCGCCACGGCTTCGCTCTCTCCTTCCGCACACCACGCAATGAGCGCGGCATCGAGGTAGAGGGGGTGCTGAGTCATCGCGCCGGCCATCGCGAAACGACTTCGCTTGTGCTGCCCGCCGACACCACTGGAAGCAAGAACGGCGTCCAGGCCGTGGCATCGAGCGTGAGTTACGGGAAGCGGTACACCGCCGGCGCACTGCTCAACTTCACCACCACTGGCGAGGATGACGACGGCAACGGTGCAGTTGTGACGCCGAGGGTGACCTCTGTGCAGGCAGCGCAGTTGGCCATGCTGCTCGAGCGCTGCAGCGAAAAGGCCAAAGCTACGTTCGCCAACATCCACGGCACCCCATCAGCCGTCGAGAAGGCGGCCTTTGACCAAGTGCTCGGCATGCTCACCAAGTCCGCCAAGCAGAACGAATCGGTAACCGAGGAGACGCAGAATGCAGATAATCACTGACGTTGAGCAAGGAACTCCGGAATGGCTCGCCCTGCGACTGGGGATCATCACCTGCTCCGAACTGGATTGCCTGCTGGTCGCCGGAAAAGGTGAAGCGGGCTTCGGCGTGGCCGCCTTCACCTATATGGACCAGTTGATCGGTGAGCGTATCACCGAGGAGGCGGCAGAAATTCCATTTCAGACCAAGGCGACAATGCGCGGCCATGAACTCGAGGGCACGGCTCTCCAGCTTTACGAAGGCCTCGAAGGGATCAAGACCCAGTCAGCCGGAATTATCCTCAACCACGGTATCGGGTACTCGCCCGACGCCCTGGTCGGGGAGCGTGGTCTCACTGAGATCAAGACCAAGCTGCCCAAATTCCAGGTCAGCGTAATCCTGGCCGGCGAGGTCCCCAAAGAACACATGGCCCAGTGCCAAGGCGGCCTTTGGGTGTCCGAGCGCGAGTGGCTGGATTTCATCAGCTATTGGCCCGGGATGCCCCTGTTCGTCAAGCGCGTCTATCGCGACGAAGCAATGATCCGGAAGCTGTCGGAGCGCGTGAAGACCTTCTACGAAATCCTCGACGATCGCATGAATCGCGTTCTAGGAATCGCAGCATGAACGACAACTACATCCTGGCCGGCGACGAGCGCCAGGCCAAACTGGAGGCAGCGAAAGCTGCCTTCTTTGCATCTGGTGGTCGCGCCACTGAGTTGCCGACCTACCGCACTGCCCCGCTGCCGGCCCGCAGTTCGCGGATCGACCCTGACACCGTCCTGGCGCGCAAGCGCCGCCGGCCAAGCCCAGCAGAGCGCCATGTTCTGCGCAAAATGGCGGACTCGCTATGAGCAAGCGCAAGCCCAACAACATGAAGGCCAGGATCGAACGCTCCTGCCGCGCCCTCCTCTCAACCAACCACGTCGCCGTCGTCAACATCGACCCCAGCGGCCGCCAGGGCATGATCAACTACAAGTCGCTGAAGAACATTGCGCCCGGGAAGATCGGCCAGGCCGTATGCGGGATTGCTCATCGCTGGACGATCTACCTCAGCGTGATGTGCATCGACGCCCGCGGCGACCGGTACACCAAATCGGTCGAGGTAGCCCCGGCCGGCGTCTACCTCTCGGACCACCTCGAGGACGTGATCGAGCACTGCTACAAGGAACTGCGCGAATCGGCGAACCCTTCCCAGGTCGTTGCCTCTGGCTGGATTGCGATACCTGAGGCGATGTCGCTGGACGAAGACCATGCAGCCAGGATCTTCGAAGCGGTCGGCGCCTGGAACCAGGTAAAGGTCGCAGCATGAGGCGAATCAACAACCGAGTGCAGCAGCGCCGAAGCCAGTTGCACATTCACCTGCCGCCCAGCGGCATACAGGAGGCTCCTGATGGCTATGCCCCAAGCCGAGCGCGACGACCGGCGCCGCAAGAAGGCTGCCGCACTGCAGGAGGAAGACCTGCGTTTGAAGGTTCGACCAGGGACTAAACAGGCCCTGCGAGAACTGATGGAGTGGGCCGGGATCGAGGAACAGGGCGAGGCGATGACGCTGATGATTCATCGCCTACATGAACTCACTCGCGACGAAGCAGTCAAGCTGCTCACACCTCCGCGCCACAAAATCGAACTAAGCGGAAACGTGGCGCGCAAGCTTGACCGGTTCCGCATAAGTCGCGAGCTTCGCGCTCCCGTCCTTGAACTCGGCGACGACCCGGATGATATCGGCCTGACCCTGCTCACAGAACTGGTCTGACGAGTACCAAATCAAAGCTCAAGTTCGGAGTAATGCGTGTCAATGACAGTCTGTGCACGGCTCATAGCGGATGTAGCGTAGCGGTAGAAGATCTGCAGTTCATCGTAGCCAATGCCATTCAATTCATGATCTTGAATCTGCCGGCATCGATACAGCGCCGTTTCAATGAGCCCGTAATCCATAACTTCGTTTGCCACTTGCTCTCCGTGGGCGGCACGGATCGCTCGACCGATACTTGCAACCTCTTGCAGCTTCGCTTGAGCTGCGGCAGCACCGCCCATCTCAAGGTGACGAATCTGCTCCCAAACAGAATCAATAACTGGATTTCTCACGACAACTCCTTTTGTCCGGCTCCATGCCGGTTCCCCTTAATACCCCAACCAATCACAAATTGCCACCATGCTGAATCCTCGGCAGGTCGGCGCTCACCCTGGAGATACCCATGACCCAAGAAACCCAGAAGACCGTAGCTGCCGCCGACCTCCCTGCTCGAGGTCAACCACTCGCCGGCGGCAAGTTCGTCACCCGTTACTGGCTCGGTAATCAGGAGCGCGCCCTTGTGCTGCTCGACAGCGAGCTTTCCGGCGAATATGGCGATTACGGCCAGGACATTCCTGGTGCCGCCTCCTACTCCGACGGCGAGGCCAACACTCGAGCCATGGCCGAGGCCGGCAGCGTGATCGCCAAGCAGGCGCTAGAACTGGATGCGTTCATCCCATCGTGTCTAGAGGGTCAGCTGCTGATGGCGGCCAAGGCTGAGGGCCTGGTTGAACTGCGCGAGGATCGCTGGCACTACATGAGCACGCAGTACTCAGCCAACTACGCCTACTACATGGGCTTCGAAGATGGCTGGCTCGGCAGCTACCTCGGCAAGAGCATCGAGCGTCTCGTGCGCCCCGTCCGCAGCCTCATTATCCAGTAATTCACCCCTTCAATGCTTTTCATCGCAGGCGATTCCGGGTTCGTCAGGACGGCGATCAGACCAGAAACGTGCCGGGCAGTGCCGGCCGCCTGCAACCTACTTCCTCAGGAGAATTCAATGCAAGCGAATCAACTGACGACCTACACCCGTGGCGACCTGGTGATCAGTAGCCCGGATGAACAGGTAGTGCTGAAGCTGGCCAGCCTGGCGATCGGCATCGCGCCGGCAGCGAATGAAGCTGGCATCCCTGCTATCGGCCAGCCATGGCCCGGCGAAGGGGGCGTGAATGGCGGTCTGTTTCCAGGCAACGGCAAGCCCTACTACCTGATCGTGCCAACCGGCGCCGATGCCGAAGCAAGGCACGTGTTCGGCGGCCACGGTGAGGAACTCGAATGTGCGAACAGCCTGCACGATGGGATGGCCAATACCGCAGACCTGGCGGAAGCCGCCGGCAACTACCCCGCCGCTCAGTTCTGCGCAGCATTCGAGCGCGACGGCCACAGCGATTTCTATCTGATGTCGCGGCGCGAGGCGCAGTTTCTTGAGATCACCGTGCCGGAGGTTTTCAGTAAGGCCTACCACTGGACCAGTACGCAGTACTCAGCCCTCAACGCCTACCTCATGTCCTTCGAAGATGGCTGGCTCCACCACGGCGTCAAGGACTTCGAGCGTCTCGTGCGCCCCGTCCGCAGAAAGTACATTTGATCATTCAGTTATTCATTCCTGGGCGCCTCGGCGCCCTCGCTTTTAGGAGGCCAGGATGGCAAAGAAAGTATTGCCAACCCTTGCTGAGCGGCTGGCAGAGCGATCAATCGCCGATGGGGAGTGCCTCATCTGGATGGGCGCAACTGCTGGAAAATTCAAGTACGGTCAGATCAAGGTAGATGGTCGAATGCAGTACTGCCATCGTCTCTCCTACCAGCAGAGCAAGGGCGACATACCAGCCGGAATGCTGGTGATGCACACCTGTGACCGGCCTGCGTGCATAAATCCAGATCACCTAGTTCTCGGCACGCAAAAAAAACAACATGGACGACATGAGGATGAAGGGGCGAGAGCCTAGCAACAAGGGAGAGCAGAACGGTCGCTCAATCCTCACGGCAGCAGATGCAGAAGAAATACGACTCACCTACAAGCGGTACTGCCGAAAATTAGGTGCTCCAGCATTGGCCATGAAATATGGCGTTGGGACCCAGGCAATCCTTGACATCATCCGGGGAAAGAACTGGGCAAGCTGACCGCAGCATCGACTTCGTTGGGCACGCCATCAAGCCGCACCGCCGGACAACCCGCAAGCGCTCAGTGGCCCAGGCCATGAAGCGTGTCGCTGCGGTGCCACCGGAAAACCTGCGCGAGACGGCCAACAGCTACTTCGGCCTTCTCACCCAGGCCAGCCACAGCCAGAAAGACCGCGCTGCACTCGCGAACCTGGTTCTTCGTCGCGGACACGTCGTCAACGGCGAGCTGACCAAGACCTACCCGAAACGATAGCGCTGCAAGCCAGCGCCCTCCCCACCTCAACGAATCACGCCACCCCGGCGAGGGCGGCGTATGCACGCAAGGACCACAACATGACCTGTATGACCTCCCTCGCCCTGCCCTTCGAAAAGGAGCTGGTAGTCGATCTCTTCGCCGGCGGCGGCGGCGCCAGCAGTGGTATTGCCGAGGCTTACCGCGAGCCGGATGTGGCTGTGAACCACAACCCAATCGCCCTGGCCGTGCACCGCGCCAACCACCCGCAGACCGAGCACTACGTGGCGGATGTGTTCGAGGTCGACCCGATCCTGGCCACCAAGGGGCAGCCGGTCGGCATCCTGTGGGCATCGCCCGATTGCCGCCACCACAGCAAGGCCAAGGGCGGAAAGCCGCGCAACCGCAAGATTCGCGGCCTAGCCTGGGTGATCATTCGCTGGGCTTACCAGACCAGCCCGCGCCTGATCTTCCTTGAGAACGTCGAAGAATTCGCCGACTGGGGGCCGCTCGACGAACACAGCAAGCCGATCAAGGCTGAGCGTGGCCGGACGTTCAGGGCATTCGTCGACGTGCTGGGCAACGGAATCCCCGAAGATCACCCAGACCTTCCAGAGATCCTGGCCGAGATCGGCGAACACGTGCCAAAAGAGGCGTTGGTGCGCGGTTTGCGATACAACTTCGAGCACCAGGTGCGGATTGCATCGAATCAGGGTGTCCCGACCATTCGCAAACGCCTGTATGGCATCGCGCGGCGCGACGGAAAGCCCATCGTTTGGCCGGCACCGGCGTTCCATAAGCATCCTACGAAGGGCCAGCAGCCCTGGCGCCAGGCGGCTGAGTGCATCGACTGGGATCTGGAAGGCCGTACGATCTTCCGTGATGACGCACTGGTAGAGAACACCATGAACCGGATCGCTAAGGGACTCTGGCGCCACACGCTTGCCTGCAACGATCCGTTCATTGTCCCGCTGCGCGGCACCTCGGAATCGCATACCAGCACCCATAGCATCAACGATCCTGTGTCCACCATCAGTGGGGGCGGGACTCATCATGCGTTGGTGCAGCCCACAATGGCCCTAGCTGGGCACCTGACCGAGCACGCCAACGGATCAACTCAGCGCACATTCGACGCGAAAGAGCCGCTGCGTACCCAGGTCGCCCAGGTCAAAGGCGGCCATTTCGCATTGGTCGGGGCGCACCTCACACACCTGACCCATCATGGCGATCGATCAGGCTACCCAGCTACTGAGCCGGTGATGACGGTGACCGGAGCGAACCGTGGCGAACAGGCCGTTGTCTGCGCTCACATGACAGCCTTCGGACAGAATGCAATTGGTAGCTCTCCTGCCGAGCCAGTGCAGACTGTGATGGCCGGCGCCACTAGACACGGTGTCGTAGCTGCGTTCTTCGAGCAAGCAAATGGCGGTTTCTACGATGGAGGCGGCAGGCCAGCCGACGCGCCGCTGTCGACGATTCTTGGCAGAGGTACCAATCAGCGCTTGGTCAGCGCCTACATGGTGAAGTATTACGGCGCCGAGAAGGACGGAATTTCGCTACGGGAGCCGGTGCACACTATCCCGTCGAAGGACCGCATGGCCGTGGTCGAGGTGGTGCAATTGCACAGCCACACGCTGACTGATGAACAGCTGGCCGGCGCCAAGCGATGTGCCGCATTCCTACGCAAGTACCTGCCCCAGCATTTCACCGAGCACGCAGATATCGTAATGGTCGGCGACTACGTGCTGATCGACATCACTCTGCGCATGTTGCAACCGCACGAGCTGAAGCGCGCCCAGGGCTTCCGCAAGGACTACATCATTGACCGTGGCCTGTTCCTCGATCCGATAACCGGAGAACTGTACTGGAAGCCGATCAATAAGACTGACCAGGTGAAGCTGCTGGGCAACAGCGTATGCCCGGAAGAAGCCCGGGTACTGGTTGAGGCCAACGCCGCCGACTTGATCGAGCTGTACCAGCGCCTGGCTGCGTAGCTCACAGCCACGGAACGGTAGCCAGCCATTCGGCCAAGCGCATAAGCATTTCGCCCAGCAGGTTGATCAGGAGCTGGTAAAGCAGTTCTGCAATGAAGTGTCTCATGCGGCGAATCTCTCTGTTTGTCGATAGGGAAATTCTGCCGACCGACCGCCGCTGTTTCCTCTTGTGGGAAATTCACATTCCGCTGGAACAGCGGCAATCAGATTTATGAACTCAGTCAGTTTTTTCACGGTTAAGCCTCAATAGGGTTTAGTTCGAGACTGCTCTGACGCCGTCTCTTCCTAATGTAGGGGGTTCCACTTCCCTACTCCCTGTCACTGACTTCCACGCTTACTTCTATGCCGGCGTTCATCCGGCAAGGACTCCCCATGCCCACAGAAAACCGATCCAGTAACGAACAGAAGATGGTCAGCGTGCCGCGCGAGCTGGCTGAGCGAATTGTGAGCCACTGCAAGTTCTGGCATGACCACCCGTACCTTGAGGCCATTGGCGATATAGGTGGGAAGTTTCGCACGCTGCTCGATGCGCCAGCCGCCCAGCACCAGGGCGAGCCGGTCAGCTACCCACCCTGCGACTACTGCGGGATCGTTCCCGACTACCATCCTTGGCACGGCAGCGGACTGCTGGGCGGGGTAGAAAATCGGCATATTCATGCTTGCGATGGGTGCCGCAACAAGCTGCCGGCCGTCCAGCACCAGAGCGAGCCTGTGGCGTGGCGCGTTGCAACGGGGAATTCGTACCGTACTTATGATTTTCTCAGTGATGCAAAAGCTGCTATCACACACTGGAAAAGAACATTTCCAAATGGCGAGGTCGAGGCCGAACCACTCTACACCCGTCCGGCGCCAGTGCACCAGGGCGATCCGGTGGGCTGGCTTGGCGAAGGAGGCACCTTTTATCCCTCGATAGAATCGGCCAGAAAATACCTTCCAGAAGGGCAGCGTTGCCAGCCGCTCTACACCCACTCAGTTCCAGTACAGCAAGGCGAGCCGGTGGCCTGCCGATACCGCCTCAATGATGGCACTGACCGTGCCTGGACTTACCGTGATGGCGTGGTTCCTGTACACCTGTCCCACTACGAGCTGGAAGAGCTATACAAAAACGCAGACAGCGGCGAGGTCGAGCGGCTGCGCAAAGAGAACGAACTGCTGCGCCATGACGTCGGGTCGTTCCTTGAGACGGCGGCGAAGACCTGCGACCTGCTCGGCATCGATATCCAGGCCGCACAAAGCGCCGATGGCAAGCCAAGCGACGTGCTGTTCAAGCACACCCAGGCGCTGCGCGCGAAACTTGCCGAGCGGGAGGCGCTGTTGAAACGGGTACATGACGCCGACATGGCTGCCCGGCACCACCAGCCCTACAACACATCCGCGCTTATTAATGACATTGAGGCAGCCCTATCCGCCAGCGCAGAGCCGATCCCGTTCCCTGGCTACCCGCCAGTACCAGAGGACCGCAAGTTTCCGAACGCGCCGGTTGAGCGCGATGAGCGGGCGGATACAACTTGGTGGCGAACACCAGAGCGCGATGCATTCGAAGAATGGGCCGAGGAAGAGGCGGAGATCCGCGAATGCGGATCGACAATTGGCTTGAGCACGGAAGAGCACACAGACCGCTACTGCATGATCTGGACGCAGACCGCATGGGTGGCATGGCAAGCCCGCGCCGCCCTGGAGCGCAAATCCCGATAGGAGTACATTTGTACTCCTTCCCACTGAAACCCCTCTACCCCACCAATTCAGCCGCGGCAGCGGCAAGGACAACTCATGCCTGAAGTAAAGGAACGCCCGATTCTGTTCAGCGGGCCCATGGTCCGCGCCATCATCAGCGGACAGAAGACAGTCACCCGGCGCGCAGTGAGCGCGAAACTCACCAGCCAATTCGACGAACCGCGCGGCCATACCGACATCGAGGCTGGCTACCCGTTCGTTGAGTGTCATGACGGTTTCCATCCAGCGACAGAGTTCTGCCCCTACGGCCAGCCCGGCGACAGGCTGTGGGTGCGCGAAACCTGGGGCGTGATCAGCCACACCTGGAATGAGCATGGAGAAATGGTTGACTGGGTGCCAGACCGGCCAGCCACGGCTATTCGTGAGCTTCCCTTTGGGCGCGGCTACTACTCTGGCCATGTGATCTACGCAGCCGACGGGCCCAGCGAATGGGCCGGTGACGACGACGGGGGCGGCGAGCCTCGCTCTGCATGGCACCCATCTATTCACATGCCACGGGCAGCCAGCCGCATCCTGCTTGAGATCACCGACGTGCGCGTCGAGCGGCTGCAGAACATCACGCCAGACCAGGCCATTGCCGAAGGCGTGAAGACCTGCGAGCAAGACATCGACCCAGACGGCAACGACTACTCGCCCTACGAGCTGTTTGGCGGCCTGTGGACGATGATCAACGGGATGGATTCTTGGAATGCCAATCCTTGGGTCTGGGTCGTCGAGTTCAAGCGGGTGACGCCATGATCGACCTCGCCTACATGGCCTACCTGATCTACAGGGGGCCCAGGTGAACCAGCCACCACTTATCAGCAGCCAGCGACACCTGAATCGAGAGGTAGTCGCCCGGAAGGCAGCGAAGTTCAAGGTGTTCGTGGTCCGCACAGTCGACCTCGAACTGCGGGGCCAGGTCTATCGGATCATCATCGACGGGCACCACAACCTGGCAGCCGCTAACCTGCTGGGCGTGGTGCCAACATGGAAAGGCCCGCCACCCAAGTTCGAGCGCCTCATGTCGCGCATGCCGGCCGCCGCCTTCGCCGACTTCATGATCAACAACCTCACCGACAGCGACTGGTACTTCCACGACACCGGACGCGTCGTCGAAGCCTTGCTCTAACCCATCCCCTCTCATTCAGCCCGCCGGCCGCCACGCGGGCCAGGAGACCTATTGCCATGATCATCGACGACGTGATGACCGACAAAATCACCCTGCACGGCCTGGGCTTCGTGCAGGTGCAACTGCAGGGCGGGCAACGCCTGCACGTATGGCACCCAGAACTACCCCGGCGAGCATGCTTCGAGCACTCAGCCATCCACGACCACCGCTTCAGCTTCATGTCGAGGGTGCTAGTCGGAACCCAGATCAACCACCGCTACCGGCTGCTGGATGATGTAGACGGCGAATTCGTGCTCTACCTCCATGAAGGCAAGCGTCAGGCCGGCGGAGGCCGCCCATGGACACCCGACGGCCGAGCCAACTTGCTGCAAGAGGACACATCAACGATTGCGGCCAACAGCCATTACAACACCTACCACGTCGGCGCCTACGAGTATCACCGCACCGAGCCGGGAGGAGATGGCCGCGTTGCAACCGTCATACAGAAGCAAGCCGAGTACCCTGCCGGCGCTCACTCAACTTGCCGTTACGGCGTCACCCCCGACACCAATTTCGACCGCTACCAGTGGCCCGCCTCGCAGCTCTGGGAAGTCGTGCGCGACGTACTGATGACCTGACCACCAACCTGCCGCCGCCGGCGGCCTGGAGACAAACATGAATCTGATCGACTGCTACGTCACCAGCGTGATGACGCAGCCATACAAGAAATTCGGCCACTGGTGGGTCGACGTGAAATACGAGTCCGAGGGACGCCCGGGCGAATCAAAACTGATGTTCAAGACCAAAGAAGCGGCAGATGCCGTTAAGACAGGTCATCACTTCTTGGCCTGAGGAGGCTATATGGCAAACACAGAAAGCATTGATCGGCTTCTTCGCCTGCCTGACGTGCTGCGAATCACCGGCATGGGCCGCAACACCGTCTATACGCGAATTAAGGAAGGAACGTTCCCAAAACAGGTTAAGATAGGCCCAAAGTCGGTCGCCTGGCGCCAGTCCGAAATCCATGAATGGATGGCCTCTTTGACCCCCAGTAACGACCAATCAGTACATTGAGCAGTACACTGCAAGACCGGTATCTGCTCAAGCCCTTACCCCGCAAGCTATACAGGTCCACCAGTGGAAATCTTCAAAGAGTTTACGTTCGAATCCGCCCACCGCCTGCCCCATGTACCTGAAGGGCACAAGTGTGGTCGCCTGCATGGCCACTCCTTCAAGGTGGCGATCCACCTGAGCGGCGAGATCGACCAGCATACCGGCTGGATTCGTGACTTCTCCGAGATCAAGGCGATCTTCAAGCCGCTGTACGAGCGCCTGGACCACAACTACCTGAACGATATCCCAGGGCTGGAAAACCCCACCAGCGAAAACCTGGCCAAGTGGATCTGGCAGGAACTGAAACCTCTGCTGCCGGAGCTGTCGGCGATTCGTATTCATGAGACCTGTACCAGCGGGTGCATCTATCGCGGGGAGTGAATACCGCACATAAAAAACCACCTGCCAAGGTGGTTTTTTTATGTGCGCAGGATTCTAGCCGGTGACGCGGAGCGTCGGGGTGTGGGGCTGCTGTGCAGCCCAGCGGGGGCA